CGGCTCGTTCGCCCGCGGCCTAGCCTGCGACGGTGATGTGTTCCTAGTCGGCTGCTCCGAGAGCCTGCCGCGCGACCAGAGATTCGATGGCGGCTCTCGGGTCCTGGTGGTGAGCGACGAATTCGAGATCATGGACAAGATAGAATTGAAGGATACGGGCCAGATACGCGACGTCCGGCTGCTGGAAGGCGACCGGGCGCACAACGGGATTCCGTTCCCGGGGAAGGCACCATGAACATCGGCTACCTTGGATTACTTATCGAAGCGGCGGTAACGAGGGACCCACCGCCGGAACTGGCGGAGATCTGCGACTATTACAGGCCGTACTACCACCTGATCTATTTGCTGGCTCAGCGCATAGATGGCCTGTTCGTGGAGGTCGGGGTCGAGAAGGGGCGCGGGTGCGGTTCGGCGCTGCTGGGCGGGATGAAGGCCGTTGGCGTGGACCACACCCGCAACGCAGAGAAAATAGGCGAGCTGGAAACCAAGTTCGATGGCTTCACATTCCTGGAGCAGGACTCGCTCCCGGTCCCCAGCTGGTTCACGGAGGACAAGAGGATCGCGGTTCTTCACATTGACACCGAGCACAGCTACTCCCAGGCTAGGGAGGAATTCAAGGGCTACGCCCCGTTCCTGGAAGAGGGAGCCGTTATCCTATTCGACGATCTTCACGCGCAGAACGACGGGGTCGGCAAGTTCTTCTGGAAGCTGCCATACCCCAAGATACAGGATGATAGGCTTCATGAATGTGGTTATGGCGCATTGATATACCATAAAGGGGAAGCGATTCCAGAATGATCAAATTGTCGCCAGAGACATTTCAAAGATTGGAGAAGAAGGCGCTGCGGATGGCGCCGTATCCGGATCCCCGGTTCCCGCCGAGCCCGTACTACAGATTCCTGCGCGTACTGGCCGCAGAGATGGAGCCGAGCCTGTCCGTGGAATTGGGCGTCTGCGGGGGCGGGGCATCGTTCCACTTGGCGATAGGCTGGACAGGCGGGACCGTGGTCGGGGTCGAGCACGCCATCGGGAGCCCTCACGAGCAGGCGAACTGGAAATTCATGGACGAGAACTGCGACAATTTCGAGTTTTGGAGGGGAGATTCCGTCACATCCGCACCGGACATTTTCAACAAGTTCGGGAAAGTGGGCATCTTGTTCATAGACACGATACATACGTACCGGCGTACCATCGATGAGTTCGAGGCGTGGCGCCCCTATCTCGCTGAGGATGCCGTCGTTTGCCTTGACGACTTGCACAGGATGGAGATGGGCGGCTTGTGGAAGTGGATGCCCGGGAACAAGCTGCGATTGGATGACCTGCATCCAGGGGGCGACGAGGGCGGATTCGGGGTGGTATGGAAACCATAGTCATCGGGACGAAGGAGTATGCGTGGGCCGTGGCGATCTTCACCCGCTTATTCAAACGCCATTGGGGCGGGAAGCTGGTATGGTATGGCGACCGGACGGACGAGGTGCCGGACGGCGTGGAGTTCAGGCCGTGCCCCGTCTATCCTGAGATCTGGCCCTGGGAGCACTGGTTCGGTCAGGGACTCATTTCCATCATGGACGACCTGGAGAATGACGTATTCGCCCTGTTCCTGCCAGACCACTGGCTGTGCGAGAAAGTTGACCTGAAGGCAGTCGGCAAGCTATCGCGGCACGTCACCGAGTCGGGCAAAATACTGCGCTGCGGGTTGACTCAGGGAATGTGTACGGAATCCCGCGGCGAGAAGAGCGGGCGGGTCGGGGGCATGGACCTGATGGCGATCCCCAGAAACGACCCAGGCTGCTCGCTGTTCGTCACATTCGCCCCGGCGCTGTGGGACAGGCGGATCTTCAGGCGGGTACCGGACCCGTTCTGGGACCTGTGGAAGGTGGAGGTACTGGGATCGAGGCGGGTCGCGGACTGGGACGTGGCGGCGGTCGACGCAGTGCCGGGCCCGGTCAAGAGATGTCACGGCATCCGCCACGGGGAAGGGAAAACGGCGTGCCTGGAAGGGTTGTCGGCGGAGGATGCGGAAATGGTCAAGGCAATGCTGCCGGGGGGCTGGTCGTGGAGGTCCTGATCCTTGGCGCGGGCACGTTCGCAGAGACAGTCAGCGAGTGGTGCCGGGCCTGCGGCATCCAGGTGGTCGGCTTCGTGGTGGACGTCGGTCCGAAGCCGGACACATTGGCGGGTCTGCCGGTTTGGTGGGCGGGTGCTGTGCCCCCGCGGTTCTACGCGGGAGGCATCTTCAGCCCAAAGCGCGAAGGATTGGTGGCGAAGCTCAATGGATATCGGTTCGTCAAAGTGATGCACCCCGATGCAAGCGTGGCGCAGACGGCGGGAATCGATGTCGGCACGGTCGTCGGTCCAGGCGCGGTGGTGGACCGCCGGGCGCATTTGGAGAAGCATGTCGTGGTCAACCGGGGCTGTCTGATCGGGCATCACGTCCATATCAGGGAATTCGCTACACTCGGCCCCGGCGCGAACCTGGCAGGCAACGTAGAGGTGGGTCGGGGGGCGCTCATCGGCATGGGCGCGTGTGTGCTGCCCGGTCTGTCGATAGGGGCAGGGGCAATCGTCGGGGTGGGCTCCGTGGTTGTGAGGGATGTCCCGCCTGGGACAACGGTGATGGGGGTACCAGCATCATGATCGACTGCAAGAACGGCACATTGCTGGAAGCGTATAAGACAGACGATTTTCAACTGACTGTCAGAACGATCCTTCCCGGAATGAAGGCCGGTGGGCACCGGCACCCGAAGACGAACGAATCGTGGGTAGTAGTCCGGGGCGAGGCGGTGGTCCGGGCGGAAGAGCCAAACGGCGAGCGCGAGAAGTTCCTGGTCAGCGGGGACAGGCCGCTGATGTTCGGTGTCCCGGCGGGGACGGGCCACGAGATCGAGAACGTCGGGGAAGGGGAAGTCGTGCTGGTATTCTGGAGCGACCGGTCCTGGGATCCTGGCGACGTGGAGCCGTGGTCATGGCAGGAATGATTTGATACCGCCTCTCAACAGGAGATATGGCAATTGGACCTGAGCATCGTTTCCGGCACGTACAACAGGCTGCAATACCTGATGAACATGGTCGAGTCGGCCCGGCGACCACTGCGGAAGGTGGAGGGCATCGAGTACGAATTCGTGCTGGTGGACGGCGGGTCGATGGACGGCACGATCGGATGGTGCCAGAACCAGCCCGACGTCAGGCTGATCGAGCATGGCACGCTCAAGGGTGCTGTCAAGGCGTTCAATGACGGGGCCTTCGCCGCGAGCGGCGATTACGTGATCCTCGCGAACGACGATATCGAATTCGTCGAGGATTCGGTGCTGAGGGCGCTCGTCTTCATCCGCCAGAGGCCCGAATGCGGAATCGGCTGCTTCTACCAGGACCGCGGCGGCAAGGGCTGGCACGTGGAGAATATGCCGATCGTGAGGGACGGACGGCAAGCATATGCACCTTACGGTCAGGTCTGCATCATCCCGAAGTGGCTCGGCGACCGCGTCGGCTGGTGGGGCGATTACTTGCACACCTACGGTGGGGACAACGAATTGTCGTCCCAGGTATATGAGACCGGGTACAAGGTCATTCCAATAGAGGGCTGCAAAATCCACGACAACGAACCGAATGACGGCCTGCGCAAGATCAACAACATCTCTGGCGCCCACGACCCACGGGCGGTGCGGGGTCACCATCCCGACTCGTGGGCCTGGGGCAAGCGGTGGCGGGATGAGGCGAGGAACTTGGTCGGGCCGCGCATCCGGGACGACTTGCTCTGGGAGCCGCAGACGGCCCGCGAGGAACGGTTCCTGTATCTCCCGATCTTCGAGACCGGCTGGCCAGTGCAAAAGGAGCAGAAAAGGGGATTGAGGGAGGCACTGGCCCTCCGGGGCACGATCAAGGAGATAGACTATATCGGGATCGCCGCTGCAGACGGCAAGGAGAAACTGCTGGAGGAGCTGGCAGAATGGGCCGTGAAGATCCAGCCGACGGTATGCCTTTTCCAGCTCCACGGCGCGGACCCGCTGGGTCCGGCGGATGTGGAGTACCTCCGCAAGGTGATTCCGGACGCTACGTTCGTGAATTGGAACGGCGACTATTGGCCAGACAACCTGCTGACAGAGCAAGGGATGGCGCTGGCGAGGGCATTCGATTATCAATTGATTGTCAACCGGGCCGTGCTGGAAGAGTACGTCAGGATGGGGGTGAAGGCGGCGTACTGGCAGATCGGCTGGGAGCCGGATGGCGTCGGGCACGATCCCATGGACCGGTGCGAGGTGGCGTTCCTGGCGAACGGGTACTCCAAGGAGCGGCAGCGGCTGGTGAAGGATTTGCGGGGGCTGGGGCTGGATTTCCACCTGTGGGGCAAGGGCTGGTCCGACGGCTGGGCGCGGGGCGAATGCCTGTACGATTTCGAGCAGGCATGTCGCGTATACCGGGGCGCGAAGATCAGCCTGGGTGACAGCCAGTGGCCAGATTCTGGATTCGTGTCCAACCGAGTGTTCCAGGCGCTGGCCGCCGGGGGGAGCGCGCTGGCGCACCAGCGGTTCCGTGGCATGGAAGATCTAGGTCTCGTGGACGGCGAGACGGTCATCGCCTGGCACTCGTTCGGCGACCTCGCAGAACGGCTGCGGCATTACCTGTCGCACGAGGAGGACAGGGCGAGGATCGCGAGCGCCGGGGAGCAGCTCGCATTGGAACGCCATTCATTCGACCGCAGAGTGGAGGAATTGTTCGACATCATCGGCCAACCGAAGGTCGGTTGGCAGGATGGCTGGAGATGACAATCTGTTCGTATTGTGCTAAAGTGGAGGTACTATGCCCGAGGTAAGTGTTTTGACGGCGGTCTATGCTGATACGCCGGACAAAGTAGCCTGGCTACATGAGTCGGTTGGGTCCGTGCTGGAGCAGGATTTCAAGGATGTCGAGATCATCGTCGTGGACGACTGCTCGCCGCTGAAGCTGGGGGAATTGGACGCCCGCGTAGTGCGAACGACCAGGCAGCAGGGACCGGCTGCGGCGCGGAATACTGCCGTCGCTCTGGCGCAGTCGGACGCGCTGCTGGCGCTGGATTCTGACGATCTACTGTCCGACCCCGGCGCGCTGTCGGCGATGTTCGAGGTGTGGGCGGCGAACCCAGACCGAGTGGTGTACGGCGATCTCCAGCAGTACAACCTGGTCGACGGCGCATTCCAGCGGCAAAAGGTGGTCAAGTTCCCGCACTATACGTTCAGGCAATCGCTGAACCCGACGGGGCTGATTCCCGTGACGGCGCTCCATTCGAGGGAATGCCACGTCGCCGCGGGCGGCTGGAAGCCAGAACTGGAAGCCGGGTTGGAGGACGTGGAATACTGGATCGCCGCGGGCGCGGCGGGTCATTGCGGTCTCAAGCTGGACCGCGTAGTACTGATATACCGCAGGCACGGGGCCAGCAGGACTACGAACATGCGACGGCAGCGGCTGGAAGGGATCGCCCGCGGCAAGATACGCGAGATACATGTAGATTTGTATGAGGGGAGGTATCCGATGGGATGTTGCGGGGAAAGCGCGGCGGTGGGCAGGAGCGGCCCCATCGACGGGCAGCGATATGTGCCCGGTCCGACGTCGCTAGTGGCATTCAGGGAAGACGAGAAGGTATGGGTCAAATACAATGCCAAGCGCACCGGCGCATTCGGCATGGTCGGCCCCGCGACCCGGTACACCTACATGGTAGAAGGAACAGGCCACGTGTTCGAAGTTCACGTGAACGACGTCCAACTGTTCCGCAGGAGCGGGCGGGGGCAGGATTTTTCAGTGGGTGTCGCCCCGCCAGAACCCGAGCCAGAATCGGTAGTGAAGGAAGTGCGGGAATTCCAGGCCGCGCCGCCGGTGATGGCGGAGATTGAGCAGCTAGACGAGATCTCCGCGGCCGAGCATGGAGTAGAGTTGCCGGAGAAGCCAGAAGAAATCAAATTGCCGGAAGAGACGCCGGAAGAGATTGAAGAGATCCGATTGCCGGAAGCCCAACCGAAGAGGGAAATCGACCTGGCCTCGCTGGGACTGACGGACGCCGTCCACCGGGCTCTCCACGGCTGGACAGTCGAGCGGCTGGCGGGCGCGACGGTAAGCGACCTGACGCCCATCCGGGGCATCGGCATCGTGACGGCAGCGAGGGTCATCGATGGGGCGAAGAATGCTCTTGCCTGATGCCCTGCTCGTCGCGCTGTCCGCATTCACCATCGTCTGGGCGCTGTCCTTCTGGTATAGGACGGACTGGCTCCGGGAACGGCTCGGTGTGTATTTCGTCCATGATACCGACGGGGAGAGGCTGGATCGGGATGACGGCGGCGGCTTGGGCGGCTGGTTCAATTGCCCGCAGTGCATGGCGATATTGGGTGTGTTTGCGGCGGGTTTGCTGTGGCTCTTTTTCAAGGACGCGCTTGTCCCGCTTGCGGGGCTGGGAATCGTCCTTTTGCTGGTGAGGTGGTATGAGGGCACGAGAGTGAAGGCGAGGTGGTGGGTTTGAACATTCAGAGAATAGGCAATCGCATACTCACGATTGGCAACCTGGGTGCGGTGCAGGCAGTGCAACTGGGAATGGCCGTGCGTTTCTACGTTGAGAAGGTCAGCGGATACAGCCCTATAGCATACTGGACTATGAACGAGGCGTCTGGAGCGGTGGCGGAATGCGAAATCAATGTTTTGCAGAACGGCGCCTACCACGCCGTGACCCTGGGCCAGACCGGCATAGGCGATGGCCACACCTCCACGCTCTTCGACGGCTCTACTTCCTGGCTGGACATCTACTCCACCACCTTCCGCGACGCCTTCAACGGCGCCGAGGGTAGCTTCATGATCTGGTGCAAGGTCAGCGCAGCCGGGGTCTGGGCAGACGCAGCACAACGGGCGCTCTGCCGTTTCGAGTACAACGGCGCCAACTATGTCCGTGTCGAAAAGGGTACGACCGCCAACCGCCTCCAGTACCGCTTCAAGGCCGGAAATGTCAGCGAGATCGGCGTCGACACCATCTCAGACACGACCTGGATCTGCCTTCTCTTCACCTGGTCCAAGGCTGCCGAGGCCGTCATCCTCTACATCAACGGCGTCCAGCAGGATACCGACGTCACCCTGGGTGTTTGGGCCGGTGTTCTTGGCGCGACTACCACGCTGATAGGAGCTTACACGCAAGTTCCGGCGGAAGTGTGGAGCGGCTACCTGGCCCATGCCGCAGTCTGGGCGGCAGCGCTGGACAAGTGGGCTGCACTGGATCTCTACCGCTTCCTCACCACCGACCCCAAGACAAACGTTGCTGCTGCCGACAGCGGCGCAAACGCGTTGCACGGCACCTACGTCTCAACCTACCTCAATCACGGCGGCGAGGGATGCGCCTACTTCGATAAGACCCTGCCCAGCTACGTCGTCTTGCCCCATGCCACGATCCAGCCGCTATGGAATCCGGACGAGTCCATGACGTTTTTCCGCTACAAGTCCGAGGCCGACAACTGGACGGACGCAGCCGACTCCAAGCAACTCACCTTCCGCCACGAGCCCAGCGGTCCCAGCTACATCATCGCTGAAACCGGCGACGCACGGCAAAGGTGGTACTGGAGTGGGCAAGGCGTTCTGGATTCTGTTGAGAAAACCACGTTCTCACCTACCACATGGCAGACCTGGGGACAGTATGTCAGCGTCGCCAACGACGAGCTCCGCGCCTACCTGAACGGGGCGCAAGAAGGCGCCACCCAAGCGACCCTCACCGCCTGGCTTGCTGGCCTTGCCCTCCAGAACGCCGCCATCGGCTCCAATTGCATCGACTCTGGATCTGGCCCGGTCTACGGCGCGAATCCCTGGTGGGGCTACCTCAAGGACTGCATCATCACCCTCTCCGGCGCAAACGTCACCGGCCCCGACGCCAAAGCCGCCGCCATCCACGCCAGCCTGGCGGCTGGCACCCTGACCGCCGCCAACCTCAACACGCACTTCGGTGCGGGAAAGTGGGCCTGGTGGAAATTAGACGAAACGGCTTGAGGTGATTTTATGAGTACGCAAGTTCCGCCAAAAAGGGGAGAAGCATATAGCCTTGAAGTATGTCTCGTGTCTCAGGCGTCGCCAGACATATTCCAAACGACGGTCACGCTCGCGGCTGGAGACGTGGTAGTCTACCAGGACGGCGTACTGGACGGCAATATCGACACCTTGCCGACGGAGATCGGGGCCAGTGGCGTATTAGTGGTCACCCTGAGCGCCGCCGAGATGACCGCAGATCGAGTGGCGGTGAAGTTCAGTGACGTCGCGGGTGCGGAATGGCAAGACTTGCTGGTGAACATTCATACCGTTACCACCAGCCAGATAGATGATCTTGCAACCGCGACGGCGCTGGCAACAGCTCAAACAGATCTAGATACTCCAGACCAATATAAGGCTGACGTCACCAATCTGGATGTTGCAGTTAGCTCACGAGCCGTGGCTGGGGATACCATGACATTGGTCGATGACGCGATTACAGCAGCAAAATATGATGAAAGCACAGCATTCCCGCTTGTGGCAACGGATGGTGGTGCGACGCAGGTTGCGCGTGTTGGTGCAGACGGCGACACATTAGAGACGCTGAGTGATCAGCTCGATGATGTAGATGCAGACGTGTGGACTTACGTCACCCGTACCCTGACCGCGTTCGGCGCGGGCGCTGTGGAATTCACCTACATGGTCACGAACATCCTGACTGGCGTCCCGATAGAAGGCGTGACGATCTGGATCACGACCGACTCCGGGGGCGCGAACGTGGTGTGGGCGGGCTCAACCGATGCATTCGGGACAGCGAGAGACGCGAATAACGACAAGCCGTTATTGGATGCCGGGACATATTACGTGTGGAAGCAAAGGGCTGGATTCACCGATGACCAGAACCCTGATACGGAGGTGGTGGCCTGATGGCAACTGGTACGATGACGCCCGTCACGGGCGGAGGGGTATCGCTTTCGGGGGAGGGACCGGGCCTTCCGCCGACCCTGCTCCCGCCGCAGCGATACGCGGCGATTATGAACATCAATATTTCGCACTTCCAGCAGCTCGCTGGCGTCAAGGCCCCGCTCGTCGCTGGATGCGATGATATATGGGACCAGGGCGACCGCGAGATGCTGGTGTGGGCTATGCAGCAGGCGGAAGAATTGATCGCGAATGAGCTCAGATTCTGGCCTGTGCCTGCATTCGTCACTGACGAGGAGATACCGTTTGGGCTACGTGGGGTGAGGCCCGACTGGCAGAACGCGGAAGCGACGACGAAATGGGGACGGGTCATAGCCTACGGGACGGAGAAGCTCACGCTGATCCAGGCGGGCGCGGTGGTCCAGTATTCCGATGACGACGATGATCCGCTGGGGCGGGAAGAGAAAGCCACTATCGGCACCGCGCTTTACGCGGATCTCACGGCATGTGCCAATGAATGCGAAGTCGTGGTGTTCTTTCGCGTGGCGGACGGCGCGGTAGACGCGGCGGACCCTATGTTCGAGATCAGACCCTTGCGGGTGGACATTGATGGCAGCACGATGCACATCACGGGCGAATCGTCGCTGTTCATCAATCCCACTCTGTGGACGTTGCGGAGGCAGGAATGCGCGGGCACGGACGAGCCGAACGCATGGCGATGGGATTGGGACGTGTCGAGGCTGGTGGCGCAAGTGGATGTTTATTGCCGGACGGTCGACACGCAGACGCCGGTCACGGTCAAATGGGACGGTGTTTGTACCTGTACTTCCCCGTGTTCACATTATACCCAACTAGCGTGCGCATACGTGACGGACTGGAAGCACGGCTTTTTCGCCCCGAGGCTCGCGACGTGGAACGGGACGACGCACATAGACGCGTATGCAGACTATACTGGCGTTCCGGAATCATTGGTGGTAAACTACAGATCGGGATATCCGCTGGGACCGCACTGCAGAATGGATTCGCTGCTGGAGCGGGCCATCGTGAAGCTGACCAACGTCTTGCTGACGGCTCCGCCGTGTGGATACTGCGACATCGCAGAACGCCTGTGGAAAGCCGATAGGGCGGACATTGATCCGCTCACGCCAGAAGCGGCCTCGATGCCGTGGGCGATGTACCAGCAGGGGGCGCTGGAGGCGTGGAGGATCATCAAGAGGCTCAAGATGGGCCAGGGCGGGAAGCTCGGTCGGTGACGACATGCCAAAATTTCTCCTGAGAGACGTGCGGAGCGGCAAGCGGCGGGCCGCGATCGCGAACCTGCGTAGTATCTCACGCAAGGAAATCGAGAGGGCGATGGACAAGGGCGTCAAGCCCGCTGCGGTCAAATCGCACGAGAAGATCGTGCAGGACTGGGAAAGCGACGTCGGCTTTGCTGCGAAGAAGTACGTCAGGGCGACGTCAATCACGATATACGTGTACCCTACGGGCAAGGACAAGCTGATATGGACTTATGTGGACCAGCCTACGAAACCACATCTCATTCCAAAGACCCCGAAGAGCGGGTCCTGGCTTTATTTCAAGTGGGGCGGCAAAGGGAGCTACGTCCCCAAGACGATGGCGCGGCCAGCGAGGACCGTCGTCGGGGGCGGGTTCGTCAAGGGCGGGAAGCCCGTGGCATTCAAGCGGGTAAACCACCCAGGGTCGGAGGGCCGATTTTTCTCGGAGGCGATAGCGAAGGACATCCAACCGGACTTTAGGCGTTTGATAGAAAACGCCTTCCGCAACATATCGCGGAAGGTGCAGGAGTAGGAGGTTTTCAATGGCAGACGAAATCCTGGCACTCAAGGGCCATGGAAACGTCGACGTCCAGGTCGGGGGACCGGGCAATAGTTGGGCCTATCTCAGCGCCTGCGCGGCCCTCTCAGGTCCGACCGTGCCGAGGGGCGGCACGGAGGTGCGCTGGTGCCAAGACCCGCAGAGGTCTGGCGGGTTCCGCATCTCGAGCAAGATCCGCACCGCCCCGGACCAGGTGACGGGCGACCTGATGACGAAACTGGGCAAGATCGACTACCTGGACGGGATGGAATGCCCGTTCGGGCTGAGGGCGAGGTTCTCCAAGTGTGCTGAAAGGGAGGACCCGTCGAACTACGACCCGCTCATGCTGTCGTACTGCGACGTGGATCTCCAGGAGCACAGCTACGACGACCTGGCGATCACGGACCCCGGCAACGAGGATGAGATTCTCATCACGGCTCCGTGGGCGGCGGCGCATGAATACCGGATCAAGAAGCTGAACGGGAGCCGCATCGGGGCTTCCACGACCAACCTGGGCGACCAGCCCATCAACGACATAGAATACTGCGACTCGTTCGACTGCGGGGGCGACTGCGGATCGCGGTCCACCCCATGTCGGACCTTCTGGGGCGTCACGGACGTCGATGTCACGCCCTACGCTTCCCCGAACCTGATCAAGGGCGTCCTGAACCTGACGACGCTCGCGATCACCTACACGCTCACCCCCGTGCTCGGATTCAACAACAACCTGGAAGGCGTGGAATGCGCTGGTTCGCGGCTGGTGGTGTCATCCAACGGCGACTCCGCCATCGGGTACAACGACAACGACGGCGATCAGGACGAGTGGAACGTGGTCGTCCTCACCTACGCGCCCGCGGCGAACCCTAATGCGTTGTTCGCGAGGACCGCGCGGGAGCTGTGGGTCGCGGCGGCGACGGGCCGGGTGTACAAGTCTTCGGACGGTGGCTCGACTTACACCGCGGTGCACGACGGGGACCTCACCACAGAGAACTTGGTAGCGGTGTGGGCCTACGACTCCGAACTGGTCTACGCGGTCGGGGAAGACGGGACGATCTTGCGGTCCCAGGACGGCGGGGAGACCTGGACGGACCTGACCGAGACGTCGACCACCGGGGCGAACCTGCTCGTAGTGGTCGTGCCCCCTGGCAGACCGAAGGAAGTCTTCATCGGGACCAATGCGGGCCAGATCTTCAAATCCACGGATGAGGGAGATAACTGGTCCTCATACAGCTTCACGGGCGATGGCGTCGGCTCTGTGGATGACATAGCATTCTGCGGCCCGTGCGCAGGGGAGACCATGTTCATCTTGCACAACGATGCCGGGCCGCGGGGCCGGGTGCTGCGCGACTTGTCGGGCGGTGCGGGCGGCGCGGACGTGGAGATCGTGTTCGGGTACACCGACATCGTGAAGGCCGGGGTGCAGTTGAACGCACTGGCGTGCTGCGACCCGAACGAGGTACTGGCTGCAGGCGAACTGTCCGGCGCGTATCCAATCCTGATCAAGGCGCACTAGGAGGTAATGATGGCTAGGGAGCCAGCTTTCGAAGAAATCCTTTGCGAGAGCAGCGGGGTGACGGTGATCGTCAGTCCGTTCCCCGCTGATCTCTGGAATAGCTTGCAGGCGAGGGCCGAGAGGGACAATCCCGATCCAGCGCCGCCCCAAAAGATCATCAAGGTCGTGGACGGCACGGAAGAGGTGGATGACCTCTCGGACCCCGCCTATCAGGAAGAGTTGGGCGCGGCGCGGTTGGCGCGTAGTGCATTCATCGGCGAGTGCGTCTTGGACATCTGCGTCCAGATCAAGGACCCGGAAACGTGGGAAGGCAAGGTGGAACGGCTCGCGCGCTACACCGATATGTCGGACGATCCGGAAGACAGGCGGCTAGTATTCCTGCGCCAGTACGCGCTCAGAACGGCGGACGACTTTGAGCGGGCAATTGAATCGGCATACCTCCAGATGATGGTCACGGACAAGGAGGTGGCTGCCAGGATCCGTTCCTTTCGACGTGAAATGGCACGGGCAGCGAGTGATGTCCCTGTCGCATCCGGCTCTGATGAGGAGGAGCGGGTGGACGTACAACCAGAGATTCCAGGAGATTGACGCCGCTCAGCGATGGGGATGCCCGACACCCGGCGCATTCTACGCGATGGACAAAGACGAGAGAATTGATGTGCTGGCTTGGCACGAGATCAGGTGGAGGATCGACGCGGTGAACGCGCATGAAGCCGCCAGGCCGAGGAGACGATAGATGGCGCTGCCCAAGGTAGGTATGCTTGCCATGGTTGAGGGCATGTCCCAGTACATGCGCGACGTCGGTATAATGGAAAAGTCGTACCTGTCCCTGGAGAAGGGCGCACAATCGCTGGAAAAGAAGACCGAGGCCCTGGGCAAGAAGTGGGATGCAGTCGGCAAGACATTCTCCAAAGCAGGCACGATCATGCTCGGGGCTGGAGGGGCGGCTGCGGCTGGCATACTCGCGCTCGCGACGTCCGCCGGGACGATCCCAGGCATCACCCGGGCGTTCGAGATGATGTCGAAGGAATCGGGCTTGTCTCTGGAGCAGCTCCGCAAGGCGTCTATGGGCACCGTGTCTGACCTGGAACTGATGAGATTGTCCAACGTTGCGCTCACCGGCGCTGGCGAGCAGCTGGGCGTGGAGTTCGGCCAGAATTTGCCGAAGCTCTTGAACATCGCGCAGGCTGCCGCCAGGGCGACTGGCCAAAGCTCGGAATTCATGTTCCAGTCCCTCGTCACCGGCATCAAGAGAACCTCCCCGATGCTGATTGACAACACCGGCCTCCAGCTCAAGCTGGGCGAGGCGAACAAGGCGCTGGCCGACCAGCTCGGGGTCACCACCGAGCAACTGAGCGGCGAGCAGAAGCAGATCGCGATCTTCAACGCCACACTCCAGGCAGGGCAGAAGATGGTGGACCAGTTCGGGGGCGGCCAGACGACCGCCGCGGAACAGACCCAGGCATTTACCACCAGGCTCAAGAACCTCAAGGACGAGCTCTCGGTGGAACTGCTGCCCGCGTTCACGACGGCGATGGACGTCGTGGGGAAGGCCGTCGGCAAGTTCGCGGACCTGGCGATCCCGCTCAAGACAACCATCGCGCATTTTGCCGTGCTCGGGACAGGAGTGCTACTCGTGGGCGGCATAGTGGCGAAGTTGGTTGGGTTCGTCGGCCCCGCTATCGTCATCGTGGGGAAATTGGGGACGGTCGCAATAAGTACCGCGCAGACACTGGCGCTGATGGCGATGGAAGCCGGGAGCTTGGGGGCAGCGCTCAGGGCGCTCGCAGTGACAGCTGGGCCGTTGGTATTGGCAGGGGCACTTGTCGCGGCTATAGTTGCGATCCATCAGATGGAAGAGGCGCATAAGAAGGAAGCGGCGGCGATAGTTGAGGCGTCCGATACCTACGATCATTATATCTCACGGATGCGGGGTGCGAAGCTGGAGTCATATGCACTATCAGAGAGCTTATATGAGCAGGTGAAGGCGATACAAGCAACGGGCCAGGCGATAGATGTAGCCGGGCTCCAGGATGCGCTCGCGGATCTGGAAGACGCCTTTGCTGGCGCGCGGGCGCGGGGTGGCTCACTAAACCTCAGGGAGCTGATCGACGGCATGGGCGAACTAGAACTGATGGTCGCCGCCGATGTGCAACAAATGCAACAGCTCGGAAAGTCGATGGGGATGACGTCGACGGTCGCGCTCAAGTTTGCTCAGAATGTATCGGAATTGGCGATCGCTGAGCGTAATCAGCGCACGGAGGCAGAAGAAGTCCTGCGCATTGAAACCCAACGGGTGCAGATTTATCAACGATTGTCCCAAGCCACCAAGCAGCTAGCGACTGATGAACAAGACCTCGCCGGGAACACCGAAATCGTCGCCAAGATGGCTGCGGACGTCACGAAGAAATTCCAGGACCTCGCGCACAAAGCGGGACTAACCACCAAGGAATTCAAAGAACTCAAGGATGAGACTGGCTATACCAATGAAGAAGTCGTCGCGATGGGCCAGGACCTGGAGATCACTGCCAAAGAATTCGACGATCTGGCGGCGGAGACCGGGTACAGCCGGGAGCAATTGGAATACTGGCATCAAGAACTGGGGCAAGGAGAAACATTCCTCCGCAGCTACATTAAGGGCCTCGATGACGCGCAGGCGCAGATGGTTGCCCTGTCTGGCACCATCGCCGGGGGGATAGGGGACCTCCGGGACCTGAATGACGAAGTGAGAGGCATCGGCAAGGACTACAGGAGGGCGATGGGCGGCATCAGCGCTGGCATCGGCACGGAGATAGACAAGATCAACGAGAAGTACGACGAGATGCACCCGGACCCGACCACGGTGCAGGAACGGCTAGGCATGGACGCTGACGCCTGGGACGAGTATGCGCTGCGCTTGGATGCCACGCTGGACGGCGTGACGACCGGCCAGGAGCAAGGATGGGTCGACTCGATGGCGGCGATGACCGTGAATTCCGACGAGTACCGCCAACGGGAAGGCGAGGCGCAGGACGCCTGGCTTGCCCGTCTGCGCGGTTCCTTCTATGAAATGGGACTGCCCCCGGAATTCTATGACACGGAATCCGGGAAGTACCAGGCACATCTCGCCGAGATAGACGCGCTGAGGCAGGGAGAGATACAGAAGCAGAGGGATGCTGCAGCGGCCTCGGCAGCGATTGAGCAGCAGAAACGGGACGCGGCATTGGCGGCGGCGCAGCAGAAAAAGGAGGATCTCGTCTTGGCGACGTCGCTCCAGATGGCGGAGGAGCTGGGCCTGCTCCAGACCTGGGCGAACGACACGATGGGCGTGATGGCCCCGGCGTTCGATTCTGCGGACGAAGTCCTGCAGCACTTGGAGGCGGGCACCCTGGAACTGACGCCGGAGCTGGAGGCATTAGTCGGTGCAATGCAGACCGGACTATTGGGGACATTGGAGAGCACCGGCGTGGCAGCGGAGGAGACGGCGGGCAAGCTGTCCGACCTGTTCACGGAATCGGAAGATCAGGCCGCAGGCATGCTCACGGATTTCGAGGCCATACAGACGGCGGCGGAGAATGCGACCGCAGCGATGGGCGATTTCACCAAGCCGCCAGAAGAGGAGAAGACGTTCCTCGACTACATCATGGAACAGCTCCTTCCATTCGAGGAAGGCGTCGGTACGACGATGGACAACGTCGGGATCAAGGCCGGGGAGACGACGGACAGTGTCAAGTATGGCTGGCTGGACGAGGCAGAGGGGGCGCTGCCGCTGATACAGCAAGGGCTCGCGAACATAGAGCTTGGCGCGGTGGACACCACTTTCCCCAATATCGAGACCGCCGGGAAGACCGCCGCGGCCAACGTCAAGACCGCGTGGACCAACTTCATCACGGCGATGATCAAGCCTGATGAGGGCCAGTTCGATAAACTCCAAAAAGATTGGATTGACACCGTGGCCGCGATGGAAACGAAGTTCATCAATTCGATCAAGGCGATGAAGAAGAAGATGAATGCGCTCGTGGAAGAAATCCGGGCCGCGATCCGGGCCTGCCGGACGCTTGGGCAGATGGAGTGCGGTGTCGGCGGGGGAGGCGGTGGCGAAGAATCAACCTTGCCACTAGGGTGGGAATGGTACAACGACGAGCAGGGCCGCAGACTATCCAGGCCGATAGGCTCTCTGCAACCCGGCGGCATGGCCTGGGCCGGGCATACCTATCTCACTGGCGAACGGGGGCCCGAACTGTTCACGCCGGGGATCAGCGGAAGGGTGCATCCCGCTGACGTGACGGTGCCCGCGCTGGCAGTAACGGGGCTGGGAAACGTCACGACGCGAAGCAATAGCAGGACCATAAACAACGAACTCAATCTAACCGTGCGGACCATGGCCCCGGCATCGACCGTCATGCACGATTTCGAGATGATGCGCGCGCTGGTGGGAGGATAGAAATGGTCGATTGCGCACACCATTGGAAAATAATACGCCCTGAATCGACACAGAACATGGTCAAGAATCCAAGCGCCGAGGAGTCAGAAATCGTCGGTGTCGAACTGCTGGACAATCCCGGATTCGAGACGGCGGGTGGCGGCGGGGTGGACATCTGGGCGGACTGGATCGAGAGTGCCAGTGACGGCGCGCTGGCCAACGAGGTAGGCAGCGTTCACAGTGGCAGCGACGCGGCTAAGATCACGGCGGGGTTGAGCGTGAATACCCTCGTCTACCAGGACGTCACGGTTACTGCCGGTAAAATGTACCGTTTCCTGGTCTGGACCAGGGGCGACGCCACCTATGCAGGGCAGTACGTCATCTACGACCAGACCGGCGGGGCCGACATTATTGGGCTGAGTTCGACGGGCGTCACCGCTGCGACCTACGCCGAGGTGGACGTGGCATTCATCGCGCCGGTGGGCTGCGTCACTGTCCGAATATACCTGTGGTGCCCCAGCACCAACACGGGCGTGGCGTATTTTGACGACGTGAGCGTCAAAGAAGTAAATGCTGGCGAGTTGAACCTGGACGACGATGTGCTGAGCCGCAGCACGACATACAGCAAGTGGGGGCTGTACTCGTGGCGGATGCAAACGGACGGGAGCGACGAGGGGGCCATGTTCGCCCTGGAGATATTATCCAATGCCGACCACTACGTCACGATGGCAGTTCGGGGCAAACTGCCGCCGTCCTGGGTATGGCTCTTGGGTAACCATTACCGCACGCCGATTCTCTTGGAATCGCTGAACAAATATTGGAATCTTTACGGATCGCCGTTCCCGGCAGCGGAAGCGAACGGATCCATGGTCCTGTATATCCAGCAGAGGGCCGCGGGGTCCGGGGATTTTTACCTGGATGGACTTCAAGTGGAAGCCAAAAGCGGGTATAACACCACATTTTGTGACGGCGACCAGCAGGGGTGCACCTGGCTCGGGGCGGAGCATGACAGCGCCTCGGAACGGAGTGCGCAAAGCCGCGCGGGCGGCAAGGTCGTGGATCTGTATGAAGAATATAACTTTGTGGTGGAGACAGTTGTCGGTGCCGGGGCCGTTCCGGTAAACCTGCGCGTGGCGGAGTATGCGCTTCTCCCAGGGGGCGAGCTGAGCGCGGCGAAGGATATGCCGCGCACATTTTCGTTGGTAGGTACTATCGTCGGGACGAGCCAAGCGAAGGTCCATGCCATGCAACAGGCGCTGATCCAGGAATTGGGCGCGAACACCTATGTGAAAGACAGCGCGGGCTACCAGCCGGTACGTATCAGATATACCGGGTCCGCCGTGCAGAAGGAGATCGCGGCGCACTACGACGCCGGGCTGGAAGGCGAACTGGAAGTGCACTACGGCCCCTACAAGCTCCAAACCGCGCAGGATGTATGGGAGAAGACCAAGCAATGGAATGTCGCGGTGCCGGTCCGGTTCCTGGCCCCTGACCCATTCTGGTATGAGATCGGGGACAGCTCGGCGCTGCTGGACAGCAATGACAGTGCTACGTTGCGCTATGTAGCAGGCCGCCTGAGAAGCACGGGTCAGTGGGATACGTTGGGGGTGACTTCCAATCCGCTCGTGGGGCTTACTTATCCCTCTGCCTTTTGCCACGCATCGGACAATACGGTGTATGCTGTCGGGACTTTCTGTAATTTCAATGGCATCGTGGGAGCGGACTACATTGCCCGGTATATTGTGATGAGCGAGACCTGGGAAATTGTCGGGGCTGCAGCCGATGTGGGCCTACGGGCACGAAACGTCATCGAAGGGCCGGATGGCTGTATCTATATTTGTGGAACTTTCGTGAACGTGGCGGGTATTGCCGCCGCCGACTATGTCGCGAAATGGAACCCATTAACTAAGGCCTGGTCAGCGCTCGGTACGCCCGGCGCAGGCGCTACGGTCACGTCGATTTACAATATGGCATTCGATTCCGGCGGCAATCTGTATGTTATTGGGGATTTCGTCAACTTGGCTGGGGTTGCCGCGTGCGATTACATTGCCAAATGGGACGGGGCGTTATGGACGGCTGTCGGCGTGCCTTCCGTGACCGCAAGCTTCCCGGAAGCAATTGTTATAGACAGCGAAGATACGATCTATATCGGGGGGGGATTTCAGAACTTTGCCGGGGTTGCCGACGCGGACTACTTCGCCAAATGGGACGGAGCGTGGGGTGCGGTCAGCGCGACGGTTCCCGACAACCCCGTATATGCCCTGTCGATTGGGCCAGACGATAGAATTTACGTATTCGGGAATTTTACGAACTTGGGACCCACTGAAAGGTGTGCGATTTGGAACGGCTCTGGCTACGAAGGAATGGGGGGGAGTGCAGATAACACTATTGTACAGTCCGCCTTAGCGCCGGACGGATCGATATACGTTGCGGGCTATTTCAAAGCCATGGGTGATCGGCCTCTGGCAGAGCTGCTTGGCGTATGGACGGGCGCGTGGGGGTTCTCAGATGTAAGGTTCCCCGCCGGGACAACGCTTAGCAAAGCAATAGGCGTGGGTACGGCCGACCCGGTAGTTCCTTCGTTGCATGACATTTTTGTGTCATTCAATAGGAGCGGTACAGGTCATTTTGGGGGCAAGGTAACGATAATCAATGATGGCACGAGTCTGAATTATCCTGTTCTTTATGTGAAGCGTGAAGGTGGCACGTCGGCCCAATTACTAACGCTGAGGAACGAGACAACGGGGAAAAGGCTATTTTTCGATTACGAACTACTGGACGGTGAAACGCTGAAAGTGGACCTGCGGCCGAAGGAGCGCTCAATTGTCTCCGACTTCTTTGGGCCGCGTCCGGCCGCTATTCTAGCCTACAGCGATTTCGGCAGTTTCACTTTGCATCCGGGTAACAATCACATTACCTGCTTCGTACATGAAGCCGATTCCCCTACGGTGACGGCGTGGTTAGAATATCAAATAACATATAAGAGTATGGACTAAGTACGATGGCTGGCACTTATGAGTTGTGGTTGACTACCGACAAGGGTGTGCGTATTCAGGAGCTTGACACAACGGGCGGGTTTAGTGCGGCGCGAATAGTAAATAAGATTGCTCCGCTTGAATTGATTTTGCCGCGCACATTCGACACCAATATGATACGACCGGACAGAATGATTCAGGTATGGAGGGCACCGGAAGGTGAAAGATTAGGTTTTTGGCAAGCGTACTTTATTCGCAAGTGGCGGTTCGAGACGAAGGGTAGCGAGGAGAGATTCAAAGTTTGGGGCAGGTGCCCAAATGACTTGCTACGAAGGCGCATTGTCGCCTATTATGCGGAAGAAAGCGAGTCCGCCATGATTGATGAAGCGGACGACATGATGAAGGCAATAGTTACGGACTCTATAATAGATGGAACCGCCCCAGCACCAGACGCAGGGACACGAATATGGAATGACTTGAGCATCGCCCCGGATATGTCGGATGGACCCGTGCTGGAACAGAGCTTTGCCTGGAAGCAGCTTCTCACAACGTCCGGGGCTGGGGTGATAGCTGACATTGCCAGGGCTGCGCAAGGGGCGGGCACAGAAGTCTTTTTTGCCGTGATACCCGCGACTGTAGGAACGACCAGTATCACCTTTCAATTTGTCACCGCAACGGGACAACCGGGCATGGATGTGAGCGACCGGGTAGTGTTTGACCAGGAGCGGGGCAATCTGGAAAATCCGTACCTGGAGTTTGACTATACCAATGAGATCAATTATGTCTATGCCGGGGGGCAAGGCGACCTAGACGAGCGGAATATCCAGCAAGTATCCGATACGACCCGTTACAACGCTAGCCAATGGAATCGCTGCGAAGGATTCGCGAATGCCCGGAGCCAGGCTGAAGATAATGAAGTGCGGGAAGCGGGCCGGGTGAAACTCAACAAGGGGCGGCCCGTACGTCGGTTTGTGGGCGTGCCGTTGGACACGATTGGTACGCGATTCGGGCGCGACTGGGATTTCGGTTACAAGGTCAGGGTGCGGTATCGGGGACAGGAATTCGACGCCATCGTGCGTTCGGTGGTGCTGAAGATGGACGATAACGGCGAGGAAACGATCACTGCCAAACTGGAGTATGAAGATTGAGCGAGGAACTGATCGGGGAGATGATCGCGCACATCGCGGCACTGGAGCGGCGGTTAGACGACTTGGATCTTCCGGCACAGGCATATCACTACCAGCCGATTACCATCGTCAAGGGTTGGGACCCCGCCAGCAACAAGGCGTCGCAGACACTGAATCTCCAGGCTGCACCATGGAGCCTGCCTGCAGGCATTAAGGCGGTGGCGGTGTATTTGGCCTACACAGCGGCCAACAACGGCGACAACGGCCAGCTTGAGAAATCCAGCGGGAATGGCACGGCCGTCTTCGCCATTTGTCCTGATGCCGCTGAGTACGGATCTGGCTCGGGCATCGTGAACTGTGATGCTAACGGTGACATCTATTTCACCACCAATCAAGCCACGAATACGGTATATCTATTCATTCATGGGTACTTCATCTGAGGGAAGAAATATGTACAGACTGATAGGAGGGCACACGAATCACACCTTCGGCGGCATACCGGAACTGGTGGCTTCCTGGCAACCGCCGGTGTGGCTGGTGATGGACCCCAGCCCTGAATGGAAGTGGGTAGCGCAAGCGTGCCCCAGGACGGTGTTCATCTGGCGCGTTTTCAATGCGGACCAACCGGACTTCAACCAGCCGCTGGACCCAATCGCGGCGGCTAGGGCGCACGTCGCCCAGGTTCTCCCTTGGGCGGGAAACGTGTTTGGCGGCAAATGGAAGGGCGTCAACGAGCCGGTGATCGCGTCCAGGGGGGCCATGAGACGGTTCGCTGAGTTCGAGGCAGAGCGGGTGCGGCTCTTGGCGGCCCATGGCCTCCAGGCCGTCGTGGGCGGGTTCGCCGTCGGCAACCCGCCGGACCTGTCCTGGTGGCGGGAATTCGAGCCAGCGCTGAAGACGGCGGGCGAGCACGGCGGCGTATTGGGCCTGCACCAATACTGGTGGGAGACGCCCAAAGACCATAGGTTCGTGGACCCCGACTGGACCTCGCTGCGACACCGCAAGGTGTACGACGGCGAACCGTCGCACGGATGGGAAGGATTGCAGAACCGGCTTCCCCTGGTCATGATGGAGGGCGGTGCGGACTGTGGCGTGTGGGAAGAGGGGGTCGTAGAGGGCTGGAATAGGATCAGGAATCCGGAGCAGTATAAAGCCGACCTGAATGAGTTTAGCCTGGAAATACAGAAAGATACTTACGTCTTGGGCGTCTGCGTGTTCTGTTGCGGCAATTCGTCTTTTCTCTGGACGGGCTATGACATCTGGCCACAGATGGCGCGGGAAATCGCTGAAAAGGCGGTGCCGCTGTACCGAAAGTTCCAACCACCGCCGGAGAAATGGGCGCGGGGCATCGACGTGTCGAGCAACCAGAAGACGATCAAGTGGGCGCAGGTAGCGAAGGTGGGCTACTCGTTCGCGTTCATCCGGGCCTCGGCGGGCCTGTGGAAGGACCCACAGTACGACCGCAACTACAAGCTGGCGAGAAAGCGGGGCCTCCTGGTCGGTAGCTACCACTACCAGCGCCGGGACCAGAACCCGAGAGAGCAGGCCCGGTTTTTCGTGTCCGTGGCGGGGAAGCCGGACATTTTCAACGCGAATGACATAGAGCATCTCCGAGGAGAATGCCCCTCCAGGGCACAGGTGATGGCATTCCACGACGAGGCGGGCGAAATGGACTATTACACCAGCGCGTGGCAATGGGACTCCAAATGCAAGATCGGCCCCGCGCCGTGGGTTGGGAAGTTGTGGGTGGCGGACTGGGCACCGAGGCGCTTCGGCGATCCGCGCTTGCCGTCCGACTGGGACAGATGGGAGTTCCAGCAGTACACCAGCCGGGGCAAGGTGCCTGGCATAATCGGCAACGTGGACCTTGACATTTTCAACGGCACCGCGGCGGAGCTGCGGGCCAAATACGGGGGAACAGCAAAATGATAACGGTTGACCAAGCAGCACAAGATTACGGCATTACGGTTGAGCGCATTCCCGATGCGTACTCACAAGGAGCTGATGAACACCTACTGCCCCGGCAACCTGGATAGCTAGTGGTGGAATGAGATCATGGAGGGATGAAAGGATGAGGATCGAGACTGTTACTTTCGATGAGTTATCCAAAGAACTGTGCGAATATGAGAGCAAGCATGGTGTTTCTTGCGTAGGGCTATTTGCTCAGTATATGCAGGGCACGCTAGATCACGGTGAGGGCCATGATGATCTAATCGGGGTATTTATGCTATATCTAGGCACCTCTGAAATATGCAAGTTTGTGCATCCGAGACTGGAGGGGTGAAATGAGAACAGCGATGGTTCGTTTGAAAAGCGTCGCTTCACGATGTGACATCAAGATTGTCGTCAGGGGTACAAAGGAATTTGCGGTTAGAACCAAACTCGCTGAATGGGTGTTTCGGTTTGGAGCGTGGCTAATGTGGATGGGTTGTGAAGTATCATTTGAAGGGAAGGGGCAACGTGATAACGATTAAGCGGGCGGCACAAGATTACGGCATCACGGTTGAACATGCAGAAAACGCAGCATTCACCATCAAGTATTTCGAGCTGACTGCGGAGAGTACGGCTTGTATACTGTGGTTCTGCATCCTCAATAAGCAGAACCAGGGCATTCCAGGTGTGCGCCTTATGACTACAAATGGCGGCGAGATTTTGACCGATCCGTCAAAACCTGACGGGTATACAGACGTGGGGATGGGTGGCGACTCTGCGTATTTCCCCAAGGAGGGGCAGAGTGGGCCGCATAGCGCATGGGTTCATGGAGCTACGAGTGACATAGTTCATGGTCTGGGGTGGGACGGATCAACGGACCACCAGAGCTTAATCACAATTTGGGAAGGAGAAGGAGGGGTAGAAATGCCATATGAGCTGATAGGTTTTGGCGACCTGAATTTGCATGAACACTTCCGCAACGCAGGGGTAACGATCTACGATGACCAGAAGTACGGGGTGGTTGAGTTGTGGGCCAGAAGCGGCGAGGATAAGCCATTTCCGTTTGAGGTGACGGTACGTAAGAAAGACGGTAGTCCCGCTGTCGGCAAGGTGCTCAAACTCAAGCGCGACGGTGGGGAAAGTGGCGCGTGGGACTACGAGACAGATGCGCAGGGCTGCGCGATCATTCACATGGACGACACTTTCAAATATGCGGTGCCTGGCGACACGCATTACAGCATCCAAGTCGGCATGGGTGATGGTGGCTCAGACGTTGTAGCCTTCGGCTGGGTGGCGAAGCAACGCCGCTGGTTCGACGTGGTGTTCCAGGCGAGGGGCGCGGTGGAACTACCGGGCAAACCGCAGATCGAAGTCGTGGACACTGCCAGCACGAGCGTAATGCTGGACATCGAGTGTGAGGGCGCCGACATGATCAGCTACACGATCGATACCCCCGACTACCACGACGACGGGGAATGGACAGACCCGCCGATGATGCTGAGCGGATTGCAACCCGCCACCACCTACCATCTCAAAGTATGGGGCAGCAACACAGCGGGTGACGGTCCTGATAAAGAGTTCGATTTCACGACGCTTGAGGAGCAAGGTGATGTTCCGCCTCCCGTCGAGAACCTCAGACTCATTTCTAAATATAATATATCGCTGGGGATAGGATGGGACGCCTCACCGAGCGCGGGCGGGTACTTTATCATGGGGCCGCATGGCGAGCTGGAGACGACCGCCTTGGAATACAAGGCGGGGGGATTGGAACCGGGAACCGCATATCACTTCTCCGTGTCAGCAGGAAACGAGCATGGCTGGTCCGAACCGACGATGCTGATCGCGACGACCCTGATCTCGGAGATGGGTTGTGAAGAGGCCCTAATCAGGATCGAGGCCAAGCTGGATCACCTGGCGGGAGTCCAGGCGGAGGGATTCGACGTCCTCTACGCCAAGATGAGCGTTGCTATTGAAGAGCTGACGAAGGTCGTGGCGGAGCTAAAGCGCATCGAAGGATGCGTATGCGAATAGAGGCTAATGCCGGACGGGCTTTGATAAAGCCTGTTCTAGTGATTGCCCGTGGAACATGCGCACTCTCACAGTATTGGGATTGAGTCCTCGTTCGCGGGCCATTTCAGCAACGGAACCAATTACTTGCCTGCTGTTTTGGACTTGCTGGGAACGGGTGGCCCATCTGATGTTACCTGGTTCATAGTTGCCGTCATTGTCGATACGGTCTATACTATGGGAAGCTGATGGTCGTGGACCAATATGATCATAGAATGCCATGAATGAATCCTGCCACTCTTGGCATACTTGTATTCCACGCCCGCCATAGCCAGGATAGGTTTTAGAAATGGGATTCAGGCAACGTTGTTTGACGCTTTGCCAAGATTTATATTCTGGTGTTCCAGACATGCCGTGGATAACAGTTTGTTCACCGAGGAGCCGACTGTGTTCACGGCGATAACAACCACATGAGGATTTCGCGCCGCGAAGGAGCCAATCCTTCCTGGCCTCAGTTTCTTGGCCGCAGTCACATAAGCAAAGATAGTAACACGGTCGCACAGCGCTAGCGACCACTACCAACCTGCCGAACCGTCTGTCTATCATAGCACCCTCCTTGCAACGGATAAGATAACATAGAATGGGAGAATTGTCAAATGACTGATAGATTATATCCGAAGGGCGCAAAACCACCCTGGGCTCACACGGACCGGGGCGTGCACCTGCTCCCAGCGGCATATCACGGGACTTGGATGAAGCGGGCGAGCTACTGGATCGAACTGTTGGTCTCGATGCACATGAGCTGGGTTGTAATCATCACGGATGGGGACAGCGTGCACGAGCGGTGCCAGACAGACGCATACGGAATGATCTCACCACTAGAGCTGCTACTAAACCACCAAATCACGCCCATTGTAAGGGACGGAACGGATCTGTTCCCCAACCCGTTCACGAATATGGAGTGTGTGTCCAGGGCAGCAGCTCTTTATCAATCCTATGACATGAAGCCAATGTGGCTCTATGCCAATGAGCCATTCGATTCTAGGGAATACGACGAACGATGGCTCAAGAACCATCCCATGCCCGACGCCAATGATCCAGAAGACTTTGCGTTCGTGATGGACAAATGTCAGGAAAGGGCCTCGCGGGTCATCGAGAACGGCGGGATAGCTGGATTCCCGGATGGACCTTGCTATCCGCAAAACCCGTTCGATCACCTGGACAAGAATCAATGGGAGGCCGGGCAGTGCGTCTACGCTGCCCATAATTATGGGAAGGGGCGTCCGGTAGATTACCCCTACGACTCGGTGACACGGATGGGAACGCCACTGACCGAACAGGAATACCGGAACGCCCTGGATGACTTCTGGAATGATCCCAAGTTCCGGGATTATAAGCTGGAGGCGATTAACGCGAAAAGAGCGGAATGGAAACAGCCTGGACTGACCGCTATCCAGGATGATACTTGCTGGCGCGGCTGGGAGAAGACATTATGGTATGCTGAGCAGGCTGAATTTCCAGTCCCTCCTCTCATACTTACTGAAGGTGGTTGGTGCCCGAGGGACAGAGCCGGGACGGGACCGAACACCGACATCCGCTGGCCAAACACCACACCGAAGATGGTCGGCAAGAAGATGCTGGAAATGTTCGGCGAAGGGCCGTTTATCGCTCAATGCCCTTGGATCTTGGCAGACGATGCGATGGTCCCAGGCGGATACGTCGGTTGGCCCTACGACGCATGGGTCGGTTGGGCATACTCAGACGTGATTGACCAGGATACCGGGGAGCCCTACGGGCCAGAGAAACCAGTCGTCTGGATGCTACAGGAACAGGATTGCCCCTGGACCAATGTCATCCAATCCTTCGAGAGAATACTTGACGCCTGGTCGATGTTGTGATATAATATTGACACTCCTTTCTCCCGTAGGGGCGCGCACGGGCGAGAATCGCGCCCAAAAAGTAAAGACCTCGGACTGAAATCCGAGGTCTTTGCCTTTACTTCACCAGGTTATATCCACAACGCTTGTGGTCACATCCTGCTCTTTAAGTAGTGCGCGCAATCGCACAACACATTTATCGCACAGATCACTTACCCCCCAGCCCGTTTTATTCCCACCGTCGGGATACGATGACCCCGTGGTAAATTCCAGACGAAAGTTTCGTTCATTATAGCCACGCGGACTTTCCATTGACACTCCGCACCAATCACAAGTAATAGAGACAAGCTTCTCAACTACACGAGTGATGGTTTCTTCTTTGTACTTACAGGTCATCTTTTTCCTCCTTTGTTGAAGGCCCCAGGCCATTGACCTGGGGCCTCCCCTACCATCTGTGAGAACGCTCAAACACTCCTTTCAGGCATCCTTCAGGACGAGAAGGACAAGCCCAATTCAGACCGCCGCGCTGACCACGACGATCTCCAGAAGGTTGAGGATGTCAGCGTACACCGGCTCTGGATTGCGCCTGGCTTGTAATCTATCCCTAGTACCCAGGCAATCTCCCTTTTTGCCAGCGCCAATATCACCATTCGCTGCTGGTCAGTTATCATCATCCCCTCCCAGATATTCCAGAATCACGTCCCATGCCGCATCGCAGCCGTAGCAGCTATTCATGATACGCCCTCAGTTAGCGCCCTTTCCACTGACCAGCCTCGATGCAATCTGTGCCATAGGGTGCTGTATTTCATTGCCAGTCCTTCTGCCCACTCAGCGATAGATTTTGTCTGCCCTGCATACGTCAGCAAGGCGTTATTGCTTTTGTTATGGCCCTGTTCACACCGCGTCGCCCAACGACAGTTTTCTTTGCAGTAGCTCCCATCATTGTCGATACGATCAAGGCTGTATTCTAACGTAGGCCGTTCACCCATATCTGCGAAAAATCCCTCAAATGATAGCCAGCTTTTCGACACGGTTATTCCTCGCCCCCCATAGCGATCATAAGCGGGGTTGCTGGGATTCATCGTGCGGCCCTTCATGCTGCACCAACTATTATATTCCGGCGTGCCATGCCCTCCGTGGGTAGTTGCATTGTCAGTGGCTACCTCAACTTTCAGACAGCCGCATGAACGCGTATGACCACTCTTCAGATGGTCAGTGCGTACTTCTGTCTCTTCCCCGCAATCGCACCGACATCTCCAAATGCGTTCCCCTTTTTTAGTCTTCCCCACATCCTCAATCCCTGCTAGCCTGCCGAATCGCTTCCCTGCCAAATCCAGCCTACTCATCGTTACCTCCTGTCGCTCCTATTTCGCACAGCGCCTCATCAACTGAGTGCCATATGTTTACCTTGGCCGCCGCGCCAAACCGTTCATGCCATCGTTTCTCATCAGGCGTTAGTTCCCATCGTGAAGGCGGCTTGCTTCCATCCTTGATTTCTGCCACGTACCAGCATCCCCTGAACGCAACCAGTGCGTCAGGACATCCCCTCCCAATCATATGAAGCGGTTGTACCTTCGCGCCCACCGCCCTCAGGGCCTTGACAATAGCAGGTTGGTTAGCGTCAACTCTAGCAGCTTGCCTCATTATTTGCCTCTCGCCCAAAGAACAATGATCATCACCACCACGCACAGCAGCGCAGTGGTAGCGGTCAGACGCGGTCATTGGCGGTCTACCTCAGTTGCGTGATGTTCAGCAACAATGTCCGTTTCGAGAGTAAACTGTTTTGGGTTATTGTAATCCGGGACAGGTAAGGCTTGGACTACGATGACCTCATAGGCGGCTACCTTGTAATCATAGTCGGCAAAGACCTCGTCGGCCCACCGTTCGGCAGCTTCTTTTGCGTCACGGGCATAGATGCGTCGGCCTTCGGTGCCATGCTCATACTCCTCACGTTCTCTCCATTGGTCTTCGTCCCAGACATACCACATGGTCTCATTTTCATTCAATCTGTCCACGAATCGCCTCCCCGTCGACACGTTTTCGGGACGTGTCCAGCGCGTCGACGCGTCAGTGCGGGGCATCGTTGGCCTCACTGATGGCGGCTTGCGCTATCTCTATCATTTCTTCACACTCATAACAAGCGGCAGAGGTACAGAATGGGGCATCAGTCGTGCCTGTCTCATGCTCTGCAATTTGCTGGAGTGCTGCCCGTAGTGGTTCCCACCGCTCCCGCTGCGGTGGCGGCTCTCTGTGCCCATCTTGCACCCTCGTGCCAACCTTGAATGGCCAGCACGAATGCCTTTTCGGGCATTTCGTAGCCGAACTCAGCACACATAATCCGCATTGTAGCTGCCCATCCCTTCGATGCGGCTTCTGCTCCCCACAAGACAAGCGGGTATTTTCCCTCACTCATCGTCGGCCTTCCTATTCTTCCGATAAGCCTCCCATTCTTCATCACAGGAGAAGTCTAGCCTGCCTGGTTCAGCAGTTATATCGTCGGCCTCCTTGATGGTCTTGATAACATACTGGGCAGAGTAAATAGCGCCCTGCCATTCGTCCGGACTCCGACTTGCACTTTTGGATACCCCACTATGCAGCCAAACAAGCCACTGTAGCGCATCCAGGCACGGCCGCCACCGCTCCCGCTCTGCTGTGGTGGCAATCTCTAGCCCGCCCGCGAATGCTATTCGCGCTGCTTTCATTTCTGGTTCATTCCAGAGCACATAGTCAGAGCGCTGGTCATTCAACCAGTCTTGAAATGCCTCACTCATCGTCGGCCTCCTTAATGACATCAGCCGCCAGGCGCTTCCATTCTTCAACAATTTCTTGAACTATATCTGGGTCAATGTGTTCCCATTCTTGCCCCAAACCTCGCCTACCCGTCAGGTCGCTGATGATGGCCTGGACAATTGCTGGCACTTTGGCGATTATACGATCCCGCTCCGCTGCGGCGGTTTGTTTTGCACCATCCTTCCAACCGTCCTGATACCCACGATCGTATTCGTTGTTGAGTGGTCCACCATCAAATGTCATCGTTGGTCTCCCTGCCTCTGCTGCTCTACGTCCGGATACTCCCTCACCTGCAGCACTGGATCCCACTCGGCGGGGTCGTGGCTCACTTTGCCGTTGACCTCGATTTGCTTCACGAACACGGGCACACCAGCGGCATCGCCCTGGCTTACCAGGTCAATGGCCCATTCCAATTCCATCGGGCGGCGGTTGGGGCCGGATTCGCAGCCTATGATGATCCAATCGAGCCCTCGCTTTTCAGCGGCCTCAATGTTTTCCCATTGCTCTGTATCACAACAATCGCAATACGTACTTGTATGCTGCCAGTCATGGCAATCAGGACACCGCCATTGAGCTATGAATTGCTCAATCTCTATCGGTCCAATCATCGGCTCCATGCTCACGAATCGCACGGCAGCGGGTGTGCGCAGTAGCTCAGGCAGCATCCGGTCGGCGTCGGCCTGGGTGCTGACGCTGACGCCGAACTGAATGTGCTCAGGCCACCAGAGACGTGCCCCGCGTCGCCTTACATCATAGTCCAGATACTCAAGTATCCGCCGTGGGCGCTTCGTCAATATTTGATACGTATGCTGGTTGGCGATTCGCATGTGGGTGATGACCCGATCCACGAACCCAAGCGGCACATCCTCATGGAACAGATCACCCATCGAACATACGAACACCCGGCACGGTTTCTTCCACCCCAACGGCTGGTTCAGCCTGTCAGGGTGGAGCTTCACCTCGAAGTGGTTGGGGGGTGATTTACGATCCCACTGTTTCCAGAAACGGCGGCATAGAGTTTCAGCATAGCAGTGAGTACATCCAGTGGCAATCTTTGTACAGCCCGTTACAGGATTCCAGGTTTTTTCGGCCCATTCTATTTTTGTTGTTCCCATTCGGTCTCCTTGACTTGACAAGTCTGTGTTAATGTAGTATCATATCATCCATCATCGTGGGGGTAAAATATCATGTATGGCAAGACAGGATTTAAAACTAAGCAGGATTATGACAGAGCGTGCTATCAGCGCAAAAAGGCAATACGAAATGCCGAAAAGCCACCAGATCCCATTACGTTGTTGACTGATATTGAGCTTGCATATATCGCAGGTCTTGTAGATGGTGAGGGCTCTATCCATGCTACGAGAAAAGAAACCAAAGGGACATATTATCCTTTTCTGTGTATTACAATGACTCATCAAGGAGTGGTCGAATGGCTTGCTGAAAAAGTTGGCAATAAGGCTGTTTATGTTGCAGCGCCAGAACGTCACAAACTTGCTCGTAAGCCAGCATATAGCTTTAGGCTGCAAGGTAGACGCGCCAAGCTTCTTTGCCAAGGATTGATGCCCTATCTTAAAGTTAAATACTACCATGCTAATATACTTCTCCGTTGGCCTTGTGATGTCAGAATTGGGCCTGGTATCACAATAGATCAAACAGGCATTATTCCTATCCGAGAGAATTTGGCAGCAGAATTGCGGAAACTAAATGGTTATCGTTATAATAAACGCCTTGGCTTACCAGAGAAATGATCTACCATCGCCAGGTGCCAGCAATTCGCGCAACCTGCCCCGACTGGCGTGCAGCGCATGGCGATGGGATTCCAGCTCAGGTCAAGGTAAGATATTTTGGTCTTGTTCACTGACACACCTCCACTGCCAGCGCCCGACACCGCGCCTGGCATTTCTCACTGCAGAACCACGTCGCGGCCTCGACATCCACGCAGTTGCGGTACACGGTGCTTATGCAGGTCCCTTCCGTTTGGCTCGGCTCGTAGCAACTGCAGACCAGGAGAAGGATCAAGAGCAGGATTATCAATCTGTACATAGTACATTCCTCCAATCCCCTATCATCAATACATTCTTAGCTTCAAACTCCAATTGCTGACGAAATTGCCTAATGTATGATTCGACATCATCCCTGGATAAGAGCACAAGTTGTTCATTTTCCAAATAGCAATTGTGGCACTGTAGCCTAGCAATTTGTAGTGCTAGATCAAAAATCTTTTGCTTGGCACATTCTATCTCTGTCATCGTCCGCATGCGTTATCCCTCCAGCACAGCACTCAAGGAATGAAGTTGTAAGGTGGGCTGTCCGGTTTGGTCACGTACTCGGGTTGATCATTGACCGAATATCCTACTAGGGACATTTAACCCGATGGACCCACCCTACTGCCGCCCTGCCGTCGAGCCACTGTATCTCAGGCATTGCGTGGCCCAGTGATGAGGGTTCCTAGCAAAGCTCCTGGTCTCTAGTTTGGATACCACTTGCCTCTCATCGCGCCATATTATTTGTCACGAACAGGGCAGCTTCTTTTCAATCAAATCTAGCGTTTGTGAAATCACAATTGGTCAGTTTTGCATTCTTCAGATTGGCACCACGCAGGTCCGCATTGACAAAAGATGAACCCGTAAAATCTCCATTCTCCAAGACGGCCTCTCTCATGTCAGCCTGGTCAAAACAGGCATTATGATACACAACACCCTTCAAGTTGATCCTTCTCATATCTGCGCTAACAAAATTAATCACTTTTCATTCTCCTTTTTGCAAATTTGCAAGTTTGCCCTCAGCCTCATTTCCCTGAACTGCCGTTGCGCTTGAAATATACGTTGATCCGATCCCCGGCCTCGAATGCGGCAGTCACCAATTCCCAGCCGGTCCCCACGCGTTTCTGGGCGATATGGACCGCCATCTCCTTCGTGACTCGTTCACCGCGCACACATATGCGGCGATTGATTCTGTCCATTACCACCTGGGCATTCATTTAACTATATCCTCCACCGGGAGCCGAAATAGCACCTTTACAGGCACTGGTCCGACACCGTAAAAGCCCCTTCGCTTCGCTTCTCGCGCTGACACTTCGACGGCACGGCCCGCCGCGATCCTATCCTGGTAATGGGCCTCTTGGGCGCAATCGACTGACAAATACGGCCCCTCGGGTCCTTCGCCCCAGTCAAGCCATATAACCCGGCCCAGGTCGCCTGCCCGATTGAGCGCCACGGCCCCGAACCCTTCCACATTGAGGTCGCGATTCTCCGCCACCTCCCGCATCAGGCCCGGCGCGTAGTACGTCGCTTTTCCCGCCAGATCGCTCGGTGTCGGTATGGTCCAATCTGCGGACGCAGATCCAAAAGACAAGAGCAAGGCCAACCAGGACGACTGGAGCGCGTTCATCTGCGCCTCAATCTTTCGACGACGACATGCCCATACAGACCCACGGCTAGGATTATCAATAGGGTGACGATCACTCCATCAAGCATTCTTTTAACCTCCGCTTCTGCCACTTGCCTTTTAGCTCCTTGACGAACCAGAACGTCACCCAACCCTCAAAGTCAGACGGGGTACCTTCCGGGATCTCCACCAACCCCTCAACCTCCCCGATGCGAATCTTGCATTCCGTACCGCGCCTGGCCAACAGCCTTGCCTTCTGCCCGTGCCAGACGTGCCCGGCGCATTCCACCCGACGACCGCCTGGACCTTTCTTCCAGACGTTGATGCGCGGGCAAACCAGATCCGGCCCGTCGTAGCCGTCGAGCGTGATCATTTCTTGCGTTTCCACGTCGGGGCGGGATTCAATCGCCTCGCTGTCACTTCTCCCTTGCCCCGCGCCTGGGAGATTAGCTCCACCTTGGCGTCGGGATAGATCATCTGGAGCGCCCTGATCCAGTCCCTGTGGTTCCTCAGCGATGCGATGGTAAGCGGCTGTTTCATCTCGCCCAATTCTCCAATCTTCAGTTCGTATGTAGGCATGTTTCCACTCCTTTTAGGAATTCATTGCAGAATCGCGCCTTGCTTTTCTGCATACTTGCGCTGTCCGTCCGTCAAATTGGCCCAGCGCAGATTAGCCTGATTCAGGTCGGCACAGCTCAGGTCGGCACAGTTCAGGTTGGCCCAGCGCAGGTCAGCACGGTTCAAATTAGCCCTGTGTAGGTTGGCCTCATATAGGTCTGCCCCATACAGATTTGCCCCATACAGATTTGCTCTGTGCAGATCAGCCCCGCGCAGGTCAGCTCCGCGCAGGTCGGCCCTGCGTAAGTTAGCCCCATATAGGTTGACCCCACGTAAATTGGCAGAAATCCGCGCTGGCAATATCCCGACATCAATTGCCCACCCGATGTATTTGCGCAGAAACTCATCACGCAGAATATGCTCCCATGTAGCGTCTCGCTGTTCCACCGCTCCCCATAGCCCCGAAACGTCAAGGCCATCAGGAAACCGTTGCGTGAATTCTGCCACGACATCGCAACGCGGCGCAAAGTGTTTCAAGATCTTCTCAGTGATTATCATCGACAATCCTCCTTTTTCCATTCTTTGACAATACCTTGTCCTTGCACATCATTCCAGAGTTCGGCAACGCGCCAGTGCAAATTATCAGGTGTTTCCCCGTTCTTGCAACTTGTAAGTCGACCTTCAATTGGTTTCATGTCTAGGATATGTAGTTCGCATAGATTATCATCGGTCAGAAACGTACATGGGCCAAAAGGCCAAAACGGAGCATTCTCCCCTTCATACCCTATAATCGCAGGTGAAAGAAGCTCAATATCGCCACCATCAAATCCATCACTGGCCCAATAATCATACATAAGCCTACTGCCAAGACCTGCATGGATAATAGCGCGAGCTTCATCTGGTGTAGGCCAACAAGGTCGTTCTTCGCATTTCTTTTGGCAGATTTTACAGGAGCAAGCTGACCATTCTAATTCTAGGATATTTCTGCTCATCGGCAATCTTCCTCTGCCGAGCTCGTAGAATGGTGAATCTCCATGCTCCAATGAACTTCGGGCTCTACGATATCCCTCACCGCCGTATGAAGCAAGTCATCGAGGACAAAGCCTGCACAGTATCGAGCGCAAAGAACGACGCGGAAATTATCCTTATCTTGGACAACCACAGCGAGAGGGTCAAGTCGGCTAGTCATTCGCGCCCTCTTCCTGCAATCGCTCCAAGGTTGCCTGGTGGGCAAATATGGCTGCCATATTAAGGCATCTTGCCCAATCCTCATCGCTCAATATCCCGCCAAATTCATCGAACAGGGACAATGTTTCTGATTGTTCTATTAGATCACACTGCCAAGCAGGGTATTTGTAGTCAAGCTCCTCGAAGGTCGCCACTTTCTTGTACAGTTCGGGGTTCATTACGCCCTCCTCGCGGGCACTCGTGCCTGGAACCCATCTCTGGTGAAGTAGACATCGAACAGACCCGGTTTCCACTTGTCCCGCTTCGCCTTGACCAGCCTGCCGCCATCGGGTACGTAGGAGCTGGCCCATCTGGAAGCCAGGGTCACCCAGAACGGTGTCCCGCGAGCTTCCAGCGTCACGACTTTTCGCCGCTGCTTTCGGGCGTCCTCTTCGGAAGTCCAAACCTGGATGACGTCAAAGCCCTCCCGTTGCGCCAGGCTCTTGACCACCGCGGTCACATGGCGGCAGAGGGTGGGCTTTCTTCGCCTGAGAGGAGTTCCAGCGGGGCATGTGCAATAAAATATCCCGCCGTTGCGCGTTACCCAATAGGACGGGCGAATGCGGCCTTCGACCTTCCAGGTGTTCTCCTTGCTCTCCAGGATGGTCGGCGGATCTAACTGAGCCTGTTTGATGACCTTGGATGTCTTCATTTCCCCACCTCCAAGGATATTATACCATACTTTCCGGCATTTGTCAAGCGTTTTCTGAAAAGTCATCGAAACTTTAACATTGGCCGCTCTCAATCATCTCCGGAAGGAGGCAGCGGTCCGCGGTGAGGCAGTCCGGTTCGGCGTGCCAGCCGGGGCAGTTCGGGGGACAGCGGTCGATATTGAGTCGCACGTAGACGCGGGCAATGGCATCAGAAATGAGCTTGTTCTTGCTCTTTCCGCGCGGAATCCCGCCCGCTTTTATCAATCTGGTCCTGAACGTATCGGCGGACATTCCAGCAGCCTCGGCGGCGCGGGGGAGGGAGCCGTGCTTTCGGTAAAACGCCTTGATCTCGTCGGGGGCGTATTCGGGGACTTTGCGGAGCTCTTGCTTATAGCGGATCACGCTCTGCCAGGATACGCGCCACCTGTTCTCGTCGCGGACGGCGTCCAGAACGCCTTTCCTACAGAGCGACTGGACGGTAGAGCGCCTGATGCCCGCTATCTCAGCAGCCTCTTTGGTGTCGATCCAATGATCATCCAATGTCATTGGGATTCCTTTCCCGTGACTGGTATTTAGGTTCTTCACCTCGACCAACAAATTCACGCTGACGTGGATGGTTAACTTCTTGCAATAATTGCAAGTTTGCCATGTCGAAATCGCCTGCCAGCGTCAAGCCAACCAGGAGATCCGGGCCCCACCGATGGAACACCGTCAGTGTCCCTTGATGACCCTGGATTGGTTGGCGTCGACCTTGGCATACTTCACAATGCTTTCCCGTCTTGCCCTATAGCAGATAACTTTCTCTGATTATTGCCCTGTCGAAATACTAGGATCGCCGACGGAAACGGCGCTGGACCGCTGCCGCTGAACCGAAGCCTCCCTTTCACCAACCTGATCTCGCTGGCCCGCATGGCATAGTCATGCCACCAACGAACATCGGTTCTTGCGGCAAGCAGCATGACGACTATACTTCCCTTCTGCGCTTCCTCGTAGCCCTTGCGGACGAACGCATAGGTCAATTTCCAGTCCTTTGTGTACGGCGGATTACACCAGATGATCCCGTCCCAGGGCTGGAGCAGGGCATTATCCTCCTTGGTCCAGAACCGTTCGCATTTGGCGTTCTCTGCGGATGCGGCGGCGTCCAGGTCAAAGCTGAACTCGCGATCCAATTCATCAAAGAAGTCCTGCGGGGTCTCCCACTCACTGCGGGCGGAGGAGAATAGAACCTTGTCAACCACGCTTCACATCCACGAACATTGGAGCGTCGCCCTCGATGCGTTCGCGGCCCATCTCGCAGTAGTCGGCTGAAAGGTCAATCAGAATCGCGTCGCGGCCTAGCCGGTCAGCGACGAGGCCCACGGTGCCAGCGCCGGAGAAAGGATCAAGGCATGTGGCGGGAACGGGAGTCAGCTCTGGTGCGATTATGATGCCCTCGGACATTGCCATCGTCCCCTTGAGTACCGAGCGGTCTAACTTATTCTGGCAATCGCAGGTGGGACGCCAGCCGGTTGTGGTCTTTTCATAGCTACCAAATCCATCTGCATTTGTCATGCCTATGCCTGACAAATCTGTCATTCCGTGCATCTTCTGCCCATATTCTGGGCAAAACGGCTTGCCACCGCGTAGGGTTTTGAAGTCTCCCTTCTCCACCACCCTGACCCAAGGAGCCAAACATGTAGGGCATACGCCGCGCTCAGAAGTCCCGGCGCGAATCATCGGCTCGACGAGGGCGGGAGGAAAAGTTGCGAAGTGGGCGTCGGGGAAGGGCGACGTGAGGATGGTCCAGACGGTTCGTTTATTGCGGCCTGCGGGGTTGCCCCATTCGCGGTCGGGGTCTTGGGCCGGGTCTGTCGCGGCCCTAGCGCCAATCCGTCTTTGCGTCTTGTTTCCTGGGGCATGACGCGGCCCATCAAACTTTTCCCTCACCGCATCCGCGTCGTAGAAATATCTCGCGCTCTTGGACATCAAGAAAACATATTCGTGACTTCGCGTCGGCCTGTCGGTCACGCTCTCGGGCATACAGTTCGGCTTCGCCCAGATGATGTCGCTTCTCAGCCACCACCCGTCAGCCTGGAGCGCGAAGGCGACGCGCCAGGGTATCCCGCACAGGTCTTTGGGTTTGAGCGCGTTTGTCCTGCATCGCCCATCAGGTATGCGGCGCGGTGCTTTTGGATCGGCGTGATTGTCTGCCTGTGGTGTACTCGCGTAGCTATCCCCCAAGTTCAGCCACAGCGTCCCATCGTCCCGCAGGACTCGTTTCACTTCGCGCATCACCTCGACCAGGTGCTCGACGAACAGCTCGGGCGTCGGTTCGAGGCCGAGGCTGGACTTGACTGCACCGCACTTTTGACATATATTAGTAGCAGAGGATTGATCATGCCAGTTACCTTGATTTGCACAAGTTGCGGATGTAGTTTTCAAGTCGGGCCGTCCCAAGTCGCTAGGCGTCGGACTTGCTCCCCCGCCTGCCGTGATACCAGAATTGAAGTTGCTTGTGAATTTTGCGGAAAGTCTCTCCTCCGCCCCAATTGGCATCGCAGAATGTCTAATCACCATTTCTGTACCACTGCTTGCAGTTCTGCCTTCAGGAGAACCTACCGCTTGGGTGCTCACCAAATCAATTTTTCCCTCTTTGATGAGTGGACTGACACAGCAGCCTATCTGTTTGGATTGCTCTGTGCCGACGGTCACATTTGTGATAATGGGCAGGTCGGATTCGTCAGCGCAGATGAGTCTTTGACTGTCTTTGTCCGCGATTCCCTTGCCCCTCAAAGCCCGATCAGAACTGAGACGACGAAGGCTGGTACCATCGTGTTCCGTTGGAACATCTGGTCGATGCGACTTATTGATTTGCTTCAGTCCTTCGGACTTACTCCCCGCAAAAGTCTGACCCTGCAATGGCCTCACATCCCCGATGGCGCCATCTACGGTTTCATCCGAGGATATCTCGATGGCGACGGGCATATTGATAAGGTTGCCAGAATCAGTTTTGCCACTGCTAGTCGATGTTTTGCCGACGGGCTTTGTGATACCCTGAATAATCTTGGGCATCGCACTAGTATTTACAATGGTACTAGGGTCTTCTCTGTTACAGTCGGTATCCCCGGTAGCCGTTCGCTTGGATTGCAGTTGTATGCCTCCGGTTTTTGTCTCACCAGAAAACGGGACAGGTTCTTCATGTATGCACGTCTCTGAACCCCAAGGCACCCATTCGTGTTGGCAGTTTTCATCCCCGCCCCACACCAGCGGGGGCGTACCATATGAACGCAACCCCCAATATGGAGGAGAAGTCACACAACAGTGAACAGACTCGGCGGGTAGCTCTCGCAGCTTCACGCGGCAATCACCCTGAATGATGCGAATCACCGCACCGGCCCCTTCGAATCCATCTCCTTGCGCCTCTTCTTGACGGCCTTGGATGGCTCCAGTTTTCCGTTCCCATACCTCAATTGCTGGACTTCCCTGCGCCTCCGGGCGAGCGTAGAGAAGCCAGGTATCTCCTTCGACACGCCGTCAAGATAGCGCTGCAGATCCGAGTCCAGTTCGTAGGGTGAATTGTAGAATAACATCCACACTATGAATGCCAGGGCCGCATCGCTGTCCCTCGTGCCGGGGTACCGCTCCATGACCCACTCCACTTGTTCTTTGTAGTCCAGGTACGGAGGCCCTCTCACTTCGCCGAATAGGTCAGCCTGCATGTTATTTGCCTTTCCTCTGGCGGCGTATAGTGTAAGCACCGTATCCTTTTCCAGATTTGAAGATAGGATTCCCGTTCTCCACTACATCAGCCCTTACCCGATGGTCATCATCTTCCGACCATGGCCAAATAATGATGCCGTTCTCAAGCTCTATCGCTTCCAAGATGAAGTATTCATCGTAAGATATCTTGGTGATGCGTTGCCCCACCATCTTTTCCATTATTGCTCTGTCAGGCGTTTTCATGAATTAACTTTCCTTTCTTCATTGTCACCGCTTTCAGTCAGTCCCGGCAATTCCGCGGCTCTGGCTCGCACACGACCTTCCCGGTCCAATACAGGTCGTCAGGAAAGTCGAAATTCACCCACCTGACCGCCGCCAATTTCGCGGCCTCCTCCGTTTCGGCCATGACTTGGCGCTCCCTGAACTCGACGGTTTTGTAGTTCTGCACGAGACATTCACTGCACGTGACGGGGCCGGTCGCGGTTCCTGTGATTATATAGACGTTAGCCATAAAAGTCCCCCTCAGCTTGTATGAAGAAAGCGGGTAGGCCCGGCTTGACCTTGAACGGCAGACCGTCGATCCATTCTCGTACATCGTCTGGCGTGAAGCCCATTGTCCATTTCTGAAGCGCGCAAAGATAGTTTAGGTCGGGAGCTTCGCCCATTTCAATATGGTCAGCAGGGCAAACTAGGGAAATGTTGCACTTATCCCAAAGCAGCTCCTCGTACCGCTTTATGCGACGGACGAACAGGTGATGCAAAGTATCATGGATCGATACTGGCTGCCTGCAGGCTGGGCAAAATCGCTGGTGCTCAACAAGCCATTCGCGCAGCTCCATTCTGGCGTTCATCCCAGCATCTCGTCCCAGGCTTCACACAGTTCTTGAACAGCCAGGGCTAGTTCTATTCCTTGGATTCCATCATCTTTCGTCCATGCTTGATATACAGTTTCTACCAGGCGGGGCAGTTCGTCGTCGAAGAATGGGCTATGCACGCGGAGCTTGACCTCTTCCGGTTCCAAAAGTGCGTCGAATTGGTCTATCTCGTCTTGTAATTGGGCATGATTCAGATCATCGGGGTATGTCATCTCAATTCAGGCACACCATGATCGCCATATTCATCGTCGGCGTCTCCTTTAGCGGGACCAGCACCATCGCGGCTCGCCTCCCATCCGTCTGCATCCGAAAGATCATCTTCTCCTTCGCCATTTCGTCCCATAAAGGTTTCATCCCGGAGATCATTTCCTTCAGCTTCCCAAGAGAACGTATAGCGTGTTCTCTCTGGTCCTTCTCGTACTTTTTCGACTGCTCCACAGTCCACCTCCATTCCGTTTTTCAATCTGACTGTTTTACCGTCCACGCCGCCACCTCCAATATGTCATCGGATGTATGGTAGCATAGAATATATCCTGCACTGGAAGCCTCGCCCGCCACCAATAGTACCGCGCCAGCATCCCGGCCCAATGCCGAAATTCTTGCTTGGCGTCCGCCAGTAGCTTATCAGCCCTGCGTGGCATTGGTGGGACTGTGACTTGGATATTGGTACAGGTGTCTGTGTAGATCTTGCCGTCTTTCCCGCCGTGGTCAAGACAGATGGTATAAGCACCTCGGTGATATCTATCTTCATCATATATGTCCACCCCGCATGGCCAGGGGCCCTCCAAGAGCTTTCCGCAAAGCGAGCACCGTCGCCAGCCCTCAAAATAGAATCGGTTTTCCCAGCCCAACGAACCATGAATTGCAGTATCTTTATAGCTCATTTCTATCCTCCCCATGCCGTCGCGCCGGTCAGCTCCACGGCCTGATCTATCAACCAGGCCCTCCACGCCTTGCCCGCCAGCGTCCTCGCCCTGGGGAACACGACGATGGTGTCCAGCTGGCCCACGTCGCCATCGGGCCATACGACGATCCGGCAATTGTCATCCGATTCCACCAGGGACGCACTGATGCCCGGTCTCTCGCCTCCGCCCTGTCTCTCCTCCAAGGTCAGGCCCGCCATCGCCAGCACGGTCGTTTCGTCCTCGCCAGACAGAGATGCGAACACGGCGATGTTATCCAGCAGGAATGACTTAGCCTCAGCCCTCAACGCGGGGATTTTCAATGCCATTTCCACTTTGTTGAGGGCGGCGCCGGGATCACTGGACAGCAGGCCGTCGACCACCTGTCTCCACAGGGCGACGTCGAGAACTTCGCCTTTGTCTTCCAATGCCTTCTGCATCTTCCCAGCCACCAGGTACATCGCAGTCCTGGATCTCAATTCCAGGATGCGCGGGTCCCTTTCCGCGGCTTCTGCGACCAGGATTAGGTTGTATGCAGTGCGTTGGGACCAATGGAATTCGTCCCGGAGCCATCGGAGCCAGTCCCGGTCCGCCTTGAGCAGCTTCCGCGCTTCCCGGAGCCGGTACCCGATCTCGACCACGTTTTCCGTGGCCCTCGCGACGAGCTGGTGGATCTCCTCAGCGAGAAGATTGACGCGGGCCGTGTTGATGCGAATCATTCTCCGCACTTTTCCAAGACATCGGTCGCCTTGTCGAGAATCTTGGCGATTGCCTCCTTGTGCTTTTCGTAGAAGGCATCCGCCGCTTTCTGCCCGTCGAGGTGAATCACGCCAACGGGCCTTGTTCCGTCAGGCGGTCTATCTGAAATGTAGTTCACGCCAGTCACGTAATCGCCTTTGTCGATGGAACAGAAGCAGAATATCCCCTCTCCGGCGTCCATGGTGCCGTCTATGACGTATTCAGTCCAACTCATCGTCAGCCTCTTTTCCCCCGTGCAAGGGGCAATCCTCAGTCACCCAAAACACCGGCCCGTCGTCTGGATATTCCTGCACCGTGCGCATTGTCGAGAATCGGACAGGTGCAGCCACGATCTATCGCCTCATCGCTGCCCGGATTCGGAACGTCATCCATCGCTGACCCCCTTTTGTTTGCAAACTTTGCAACAATCATCGTCAAAACACCTTCTCCTCTACTACCCTTTCCTTGAGCAGTGGCCTCACGTCCCCGCCACCAGCTTCAATGACCCAGAAGTGGGTCATTCTTGAGTACAGCCAGCCCAGGCTATCGGGCCAGTCATCTCCACCCGGCTCCACATTGCTCGCCAGGACCGTGACGGCCTGGAAGTCACATGCTAGGTCGTAGCGGTGGTCCAGGAGCTGCCGATACTTCTCCTCAGCCCACGGTGTCTGCTGGTAGGCATCCACCTCGTCGATCAGCAGTGCATAGCAATCAGACCACTGAGTAAAAGCGTTCGAGAACCCCAACCCGCTCGGGCCGTAGGACTCCCGCAGGTGCTGCAGTAATCCCGCCGTGGTGCAATAGACCGCAGCCTTGCGCTGCTCCAGGAAATGGTTGGCGATGCAGGCAAGGAGGAAAGTCTTTGACGTTCCGTAGCTGCCCCATAACGTCAGCCAACCATAGCCAAGATCCACCATCTGCCGGGCGGCGTCGTACTGGGCCCTCCGATCCACGTCGTCCAAATAGTCCTGGAACCGCGCATGCCGCAGCCAGGACGTGAGCCCGCTGGCGTCCCGGAGATACTTGGTCAGGTCGCCATTCTTGCACACGCACGGGAACAGTTTGCCGAACGCCTTGTGTTGGATGGAAACGTCTTCACGGAATACCCCAAGCCCAAGGCAGGCGGGACAGATGTCATCCCTTCGGGCCTGGGCCAGCGCGTGTTTCTTCCACTCCGGGGGCTCGTCGGATCTTGGAATGCTGAGCTGCAATGGCCCTGGCGACGGAAGGCGATGCTTGCTCGTGCTTGATCCTACTAGGGGCATTACGTTTCACTCCTCTCACGTGGGGTATCTCCCCGATATTATACCACTTTTCCAGCATATATTTTACATTTCCTTTATACCAGCCAAGGCCGACATAAGCACGAACAACCTCTCTCCAACGGTCTAAGTCTGTGACTTCAGCCAGGTCAGGCCACCAGGATTTGGGCGGGAAGAGTTCTGTCACTTCACGGTAGACGTCCACGGCTGGCGGGCGCGGGGGCTTGGCGTCAATGCGGGGCTTCGGAACTGCTTGTTCCAGAACCTCGGAGTCTGTAACGGGGACGGTGGGTTCAGAAATCTCAATCGGACAAGAATCTTGTGCCGGCGCGCTAGCGCCAAGGGTTTTATTCTTAACCTTATTATCCTTACCTTGTTCTTCTTTAGGTAACGGTTTTGATACATTAACCGTATCTTCTGAGATACATTCAGTTGTATCATTTATGATACGAATGGTTGTATCATTCTGTTTAGCAAGTTCAACCAACCCGAGTTCAACCAACCGTGGGATTTGATTCACGTCCTCGATATAGGTCATTGACGAGGTGCCGAGCCTCCTGACCCTGGTGATGTATCCAAGTCTTACCAGCTCTGTGGTGTGGCGCGAGACGGTAACCCTTTTTTTCTTGCGGTCGCTTGCTAATCTCTCGGTGCCAGGAAAGCACTCACCTTTTTGTTGTGCATATTTGAGATAGATGGCGTAGGTTCTGTATGCCCCATCACTGAGGTCAGGGTCCAGTGCGATTACATGGCTCAACTGAGCAAACCCAACTTTTTGTACGGGGTTGCGGTAAACGATGCTTTCCAATGATTCTTCTGTCATGGTCTTTTTTCCTGTGGGAAGTTTAGCGTGGCGAACTCACCGTGCAATTCAAGGGCTGCGGCGTCGTAGGCATGGGCGGCTTGTTCAAGGTCGTCGAAGTAGCCCTGATGAAGTTGTTTCCCATCGACAACGATATGTGCACGCCATTTTCTGCACCCTTTGTGAAAGCTCGCGCCCATGTAGCCGGACGTATTTCTTTTGTATCGGTGGCTATTTCTCGCGTTCTCTTTGCGGCTGCACTCCCGGAGGTTCTCACGGCGATTATCAAGGCTGTTCCCGTTGACGTGATCAGTCAGTATGTCCTTAGCAGGGTCGAGAATCAACCTATGCATGAATAGTTGCGTCCTCTTCCCCTTGAGCCATACGTTCCGTTTTGCGTATCCGGTTTTCCCTGTACGGGAATAATACCATCCCCATTGACTCAACCACTCGTGATCCTCATTGTCCACGATGGCGAACTTGCCTTGGGTCAGTGGTATCTTCTTGTTCATAGTTCCCTCCAATACAAAAGGACTGCTTCTCTTGCCCGGCTCCGTAGCCCTGTAGCGATCGCCCACAAGCTGGCGAGAGATACGGGGCCGGACAAGAACAGCAGTCCTGCCGCTTGTGATTTCCCTCGCTACAGGGATATTCTAGGTTGCCCATATTCTACTACACATCGCCAGCATTGTCAAATCCTGCATGTCAGTTCACCACCAGCCGAATACTCTTCCTGCCGCGTAGGGCGGCTGCTCAGGGAGTATGGGAGTGCTCATTCAGTCTCCATCAATGCTAAATATTCCCAATTGGGCGGCACGATCTTTTGTAGCACCAATAGTTCTGGCACGTTGACCAATGCCACTATTTCTTCTAATGTGGATGCTAGCCCCGTCCCTACGAGCTTGTACCCGATTCTCATGAGGTCAATATCTGACACCGTGCCGCCTGTTGCCTCCCGCAGACTGCCCAACAAAGCATAACTGTCTATGCCAGTGCTTTTTGCTAGCATCTCAAAGGCGATTGCGACCTGCTCAAGCTTTATCATTCAATCTTCACCAAATCTATCACCATGCTGAAATTATCAAAGATTCTTGGCGACCCTCGCCCTAGATAAGTGTGCATCGTCGGCTTCAGCCCCGCAAAAAGCCCAACCCCAACTACCACCAGTTTGCAGAATTTACGCCGAGACAGCATCATATATCCTTTTCAGATTGCCCTACCACCAGCCCAAGCAGCGGCCCGCCAAGATGATACCTGCCGCTGATTTAATCAATTCTAGTATATAGCTCCAGGCCGTACATCTGATCTCGTTACGGCCTATCAGGAAAGGCCCGCCAAATATGTCTAGCGCCGCCGTCAATAGAATACAACTTGCGGAACTCAATATTATCCAGTCTGGCATTTTACACTCCTTTCGGATTACTTCTGGTCTATTGTTGTGTCCCAGCATTCCCTGTGCGCCGGACGATCATCCATGTACGGATTAACATATACGGCACCACTGTCGAGGTCTTCCCAGGTGATAGGCTCTCCGCAGATGACGCAAGGCTCACCAATTAAGCATGAGAAATCACGGTGCAAAATCATAGTCCTTGCCGAGGATATTGATCGTGTCGGGTTTCATGCGTACTCTACCTCCATGATTCGCTCTCCGATCCACTGTGTTACGTCTGGAACTACGGCATTCCCTAACGCTCTCAGCTTCGCTACCCTGTCAGGTACTCCGGTGGCAACCCGTCTAATTCCGGGTTCTGGTAGCCATCCAGATCCAGCCAGTCTAGGGGGAAGCCCATCAGCCAAGCTGTCCAGGCGGGAGAGAGCTGTCCCCCGACCACTGACGGATCGTTCTTCTTCAGCGCCGTTTCCAAGTTGGGATAGCGGTTCGGGTCGGCCTCTTTGGTTATCGTTGCCGCCATTGCTGAATTGGAGCGCGGCGTCGGCCACATCTTGACCGCCTTGCTCAGGGCTACATAGGCATCCGCGCTGTTGTGCTGCTGGCGCTCTTCTGCTCTCGGCGTAGGCCACATCTTCTGCATCAGCGTTAACAGCGCAACGCTCCGCGCCTTCGGGTTCATCCCTGCCCCTTGTGCGTGATGGTCCCTTGTGTTCGGCGAGGGCCACAACGAAGATCCGTTCCCGTCTGTGCGGGGCATCGAAGGCGCAAGCTGGAAGATTAAGCGTCGTGCAGGAGTAGCCTTCACCTTCCAGGTCAGATAGCACCGTGTCGATATAGGTGGTGACGATTCCAAGCA